TTTTAATTTAGATTTATCAGTCGTTGCAGCAACATACCCATATGTTAATACTAGAGAATATCTTAGACATTATCTTAAATCACATATGCCAGTTATTACAATTAAATCAAACAAAAATCCTTTCTCAAATTTACTTTGTAGGCTTGTACAGGGAACCTATTCTAGCTATGAAGATGTTATGCAACTTCCTGGTTCAGAGTGGGATCCTACCCGTACAAATTTGCAAGTACAACCCTATTGGAAAGACCCAACCCCTGCCGTAACACAAATCGTAATACCCTTTACCCTTGTAATACTTTCAGGTCAAATTGACGTATCCGGAATGCAACTCCTTATATTCTTTAATACATCTACATTAAATTACCATCATAAAATAGATTATGATCCCAGCCAACCAGCTGTTGTATCAGAACTCACTTCAGTTCTTAACGAACTGGGTATGTGCAGTAAATGTTCAACAGCTCCTTGTCAATGTTCCAAACCAATTCCATCAGGTAATGGACGAACCCCTCATATTTTTCGACGAAAACCTAGAATTATAGAGGGTGTTACTCAGGGAATTGAATCTGAAACAATCACCGAACAAGTAGAAAATCAATCACTCGACACACGTTCACCACAAAAACTCGATGGAGTAACCATGGAAACATCCCGAATTCATGATACTCTAGAAACAGGAAAAACTCAAATTGAAAAAGATTATCATTTTGTAGGCGCAATTTCAACACCTTTGTCCTTAGATTTAAGATTTATTGCTATTCCTATTTCCCATAATGCCTTTGGTAAAATGGAGGTTACTTCTGCTAAGAAATACCGTTACTGGCAGGGCGAACCAACTTTTAAAGTTACTTTAACAGCTAGTTCCGTCCTTCCCGGTATTGTATATCTTGCACAAGTGCCTCCCGACTTTGATCTCACATCGCTCAAAGCCGAATCAGCTCTTAGGATGTATTCCTCAACACAAGAAGTGTTTTGGAATTCATCTGTAGAGTTGCCTATCAAATGGTATGACCCTATCCGTCAAAAGATAGTAGACTATACTATAGATCCAGCACCTCCCCAACTTGGGTACATCGTCCTGGCTTTTCCGACCCCAACAGGATCAACTTTTGGATCAGGAGATCAAAATATCAAAATTACCGTTCATTGTGACACTTCTAATATTGGCTATTCCCGTCCCTCCTACTCTTATCCGAATTTTGACTACCCCGGATTACAATTCACCGTTTACACCAGTTAATTATAAATAGTTAGTCTTCAGTTCTGTACCATAAATATTTTCCAGATACTGAAACACCCACTCTAATACCCTAGCGTTTTAGAATAAGATTGTAAAACTTATAACAGTTTTCACATCCCAAGTGGGTGTGTTGTTCCTGTTATAAAAGTGTGTGTTTCATTTTTAGTTTTAGTTAGCTCCTCGCTTCTGAGGATCCAGCTTTCATTATCCTAACCTTTTACTAAAACCCATATATCGACTGTCGTATCGCTTACGTTACCATTTAGATGCGACAGAACCTTTGTGTTTGAACTTATTATTAAGGATTTTACTAACCTAATTATAACCG